TGTTGCGGAGCAATTCTTTGCCTCTGTTTATCCTACTATTACTTCTGGTAAGTCAACGAAAGTCATAATTATCTCAACGCCGAATGGCATGAACCACTTTTATAAGATGTGGGAAGATGCTAGAAGAGGTAAGAATGATTATGTTACCAATGAAGTCCACTGGTCGCAGGTCCCAGGAAGGGATGCCAAGTGGAAAGAAGAAACAATTAAGAACACATCACCACGGCAGTTTGCACAGGAGTTTGAGTGCGACTTTCTTGGATCTGCTGATACTTTGATTAGTCCAGCAAAACTACAAAACATTCCATTCCACGATCCTATACAGAGCAATGCAGGACTTGACGTGTATGAGAGAGTGCAAAAGGATCACGAATATATTATTACTGTGGACGTTGCCCGAGGAATTGGCGGCGACTATAGTGCTTTCATCGTGTTTGATATCACCACGATGCCGTATAAGATCGTTGCGAAATACAGAAATAATGAGATTAAACCTGTATTGTTTCCCTCAGTAATTTTCCAAGTCTGTAAAGAATACAACAACCCATACGTTCTGGTAGAAGTCAATGACATTGGCGATAGTATTGCTGCTACTCTCAACTACGATCTCGAATATCCTAACGTCCTTATGTGTGCGATGCGAGGGAGAGCTGGTCAGATTGTTGGACAAGGTTTCTCAGGAAACAAAACACAACTAGGAGTGAAGATGAGCGTGACCGTCAAGAAGATTGGTTGCGCCAACCTCAAAGCAATCATTGAAGAAGACAAGTTATTGTTCAACGACTTCCAGATCTTCCAAGAGCTTACCACATTTGTTCAAAAGAAACAAGCGTGGGAAGCAGATGAAGGATACCATGATGACCTTGTGATGTGTATGGTTCTCTTCGCATGGTTAGTCATGCAGGAATACTTTAAGGAAATGACTGATCAAGATATCAGGAGGAGGATCTATGAAGAACAAAGAAATCAGATTGAGCAAGACATGGCTCCTTTTGGTTTTATTGATGATGGAATGGGCGACGATACCTTTATCGATGCCGATGGTGACTTATGGGCTTATGGAGACAAGCAAGAAGAAGTAAGTTATATGTGGAATTTCTGATGGACATTGGAGATCAGTTCAGTCTAGAACACCTTCTCTTCAAAGAGAGGCAGTGTAGATCTTGTGGAAAAACAAAGAACTTGATCGAAGATTTTTATATGACTAGAAAGTCTAAGAGAGGATTGCCATCAGGATATTCATACGAATGTAAAGAGTGTACTATCATAAGAGTTATTGCCAGTAGATTTGCAGACAGGGTTTTGGATAGATGGGAATATCCTGACTGGTAGTATGTTCATGCATTGTTTCCCCCCTTGAACAAGAGGAATTTCTAAATACTTTTAGATAAATTTGATATCTAAGAGGTAAAAACATGGCAAGTCAAGTCTCGCCTGGTGTTGTTATTAGAGAACGTGATTTTTCCAATGCTGTCGTTGTAGGAGCATCCGCTATTCGTGGTGCTTTTGCTTCATCTTTCCGCACTGGACCTGTAGGCAAAATTGTAAACATCGGTTCTGAAAGAGAACTAATCGATACGTTCGGAGCACCCGCTGAGGCTAACGCTGGCGATTGGTTGGTAGCATCCGAGTTCCTCCGTTACGGCGGACAACTAGCAGTCGTTCGTGCTGCAACTGGCGTTCTAAACGCAACCGAATCTGGCGCTGGTGTTCTTGTCGGTGACAAGGATGCTTTCGAAGCAGGAGTAACTTCCGAGAAGTTCCTTGCTCGTTACGCTGGTGCTGACGGCAACAACCTCCGCGTTGTAATCGTTGACCGTGGTGCTGATTGGGTCATCAGCAAGACCGCTCACGGTTTAGCAGTTGGTGGTACATACACCGATGACGCTGCTGTAGGTCACGAAGTTGTTAAGGTAACAGACGCAAACACCTTTGAAATTGTTCAGGGTTCTGCTGCTCCTGTTCCTGCTGCTGGTGATACCGCTACTGCGTGGGATTACAATTCTCAAGCAATCGCTTCCACTGGTTTAACTTACAAAGCAATCGCTCCTCGCCCTGGTACATCTGCTTTCGCTTCCGAGCGTCATCTTTCTTTCGATGAAGTTCACGTAGCAATCATCGACGAAAGCTCCAATACAGTTGTTGAGAGAATGACATATCTCTCGAAACTCTCTGACGCTAAGACTCCCGAGGGAGCATCCTCCTACTGGAAGGATTATGTCAATGAGTATTCTGGTTATGTTTATGCTGGTGCTGCTCTCAGTTCTGCTGAAGTAACAACTGCTGGAGAAGATCCTGGTGCTGCTGCAGCATCTTACGGTGCTACCGCTGCTGCTCCATTAAAACTTGCAAGAATCCTACCTACCGCAGGTGGTTCTCTATCTGGTGGTTCTGATGACTATGCATACACTGCTGGCGAAATCCAAGCAGCGTATGATCTATTCCTAGACACCGAAGAAACCGAGATCGATTTTGTTCTCATGGGTGGCGACGGTGCTGATGAAACCGACACTATCGCTAAGGCACAGGCAGTTGCTGCTATCGCTAACAGCAGAAAGGATTGCATTGCATTCATCTCCCCATGGAGTGGTGCTCAAGTAGCAACCTCTGGTGGTTCTGCACTAACCCCAGCAACTCAACTTGCTAACACAATTGATTTCATGGATAACATCGGATCTTCTTCCTATGTTGTTCTAGACAGTGGTATCAAGTACACCTACGATCGTTTCAACGATAAGTACCGTTACATCGGTTGCAATGGTGATGTTGCTGGTCTCTGTGTTTCTACTTCTACAATTCTAGACGACTGGTTCTCCCCAGCAGGTCTAAACCGTGGTGGTCTACAGAACGTTGTTAAGTTAGCATTCAATCCTAACAAGGCACAACGTGATGATCTCTACACAAATAGAATCAATCCTATTGTAGCAATGGCAGGCGCTGGTCCTGTTCTCTTTGGAGACAAGACTGGTCTTGCTTCACCTTCTGCATTCGATCGTATCAACGTTCGTCGTCTCTTCCTCAATGTTGAGAAGAGAGCAAGAGGTCTTGCTGAAGGCGTACTCTTTGAGCAGAATGATGAAGTCACTCGTGGAAGTTTCAATGCTTCTATGACTGGTTATCTTCAGGAAGTTCAGGCACGCAGAGGTCTAACTGACTTCTTGGTTGTTTGCGACGAAAGCAACAACACACCTGAAGTTATTGACAGAAACGAGTTTGTTGCGGAACTCTACCTCAAGCCAACTCGCTCGATCAATTACGTAACAGTAACAGTTACTGCTACAAGAACTGGAGTCTCCTTCAGTGAAGTAATTGGTAGATAATTAGTAGAGTATAGAGAAAAAATTACGAGGTAAACACAAATGGCACTGTCTAACGTAAGTCAGTTTTTACAAACTATCGGTCAGGGCGTCAAGCCCAATATGTTCCAAGTGAGCATTGAGTTTCCTTCGCCACTCGCAAAGGGTGGTGAGGATCTTAATCTCACCAACATCCTATGCAAGTCTGCTGCACTCCCAGGTTCTAACCTAGGTGTTATCGAAGTTCCTTTCAGAGGAAGAACAGTCAAGATCGCAGGTGACCGCACCTTCGATACATGGTCTGCAACCTTCTTCAATGATAAGGACATGAAGCTTCGCTCCTTCTTCGAGCAGTGGGCAAACAGCATCAACACCCACGAGGCAAACACTGCTCCTCTGTTCACACCATCTCAAACTGGTGGTTATATGGCAAGACTAGCAGTTTCTCAACTAGAGAAAGATTCCACTCTTACTGGTTCGGTTCTTAGAACTTACAACCTAGAGTATTGCTTCCCAACCAACGTTTCTCCTATCGATCTTGCTTATGATAGCAATGATCAGATTGAAGAGTTTACTGTTGAGTGGCAGTATTCTTACTTTACTGCTCAGGCAGGAAGCAGAGATGGAGTTTCTAGCATTCCTGTGGAGTGATAAATAGTTGGAAGCACACCATTTGAATAGGTAGTCATGAGTCAGTTATTTGGCTTCCAAATTAATCGCAAGGAGGGTCAGAAGGGTCAGTCCCCTGTCCCTCCTAATGCTGATGAGGCAATTGCTGTAGCAGCAGGTGGATATTATGGAACGTATGTAGACACGGATAATCAGGCTCGCAATGAGTTTGAAATGATCCGTCGTTATCGTGATATGGCACTACACCCTGAGGTTGATAGTGCTGTTGATGAAGTTGTGAATGAATTTATTGTAAGTGATGCACACGACACTCCAGTAGAAATCAATCTTGATAATCTACCGATGGGTGCAGGCATCAAAACAAAAATTCGTAATGAGTTTGAGTATATCAAACGTCTGTTGAATTTTGACAATCGCGCACATGAGATTGTCAGATCTTGGTATATCGACGGTAGACTATTCTACCACAAAGTAATCGATCTAGATAATCCAAAGAAAGGTATTACGGAACTTCGTTATATTGATCCGATGAAGATCAAGAAGGTCCGTCAAAAAATCGATACAACTCCAAAAGATTCTCTTGCTCGTGCAGCAATTAAAGGCACTGCACTTGAGCATGAATATGGAACGTTTGTTGATTACTATCTGTACAATCCAAAAGGATTTTACAAAGGTGGTGTACTGGGACCAATTGGCGATATGTCACTGTCTCAGGGTGTCAAGATGGCAGTAGATTCTATTACGTTCTGCCCATCTGGACTACAAGATTTGAACAAAAGAATGACTCTTGGTTTCCTTCACAAGGCAATCAAGTCTCTCAATCAACTTAGAATGATTGAAGATTCTCTTGTTATCTATAGACTATCACGCGCACCAGAGCGTAGAATTTTTTACATTGACGTTGGTAATCTTCCCAAGGTCAAGGCAGAACAATACTTGCGTGATGTCATGAGTCGTTATCGCAACAAGCTAGTGTATGACGCAAACACTGGTGAGATGCGTGATGACAAAAAGCATATGAGTATGCTTGAGGATTTTTGGTTACCTCGCAGAGAGGGTGGACGTGGCACTGAAATCACAACTCTACCTGGCGGACAGAACCTTGGTGAACTCAAGGATGTGGAGTATTTTAAAAAGAAACTCTACAATTCTCTCAATCTTCCTCCCTCTCGTCTCACAGACGATAACAAAGGATTTAATCTCGGTAAAACAACTGAAGTCCTCCGTGACGAACTTAAGTTCACGAAGTTCATTGGTCGTCTCCGTAAGAGATTCTCTGAGATGTTCCAAGACATGCTCAAGACTCAACTCATTCTCAAAGGAGTAATTTCTCCTGAAGATTGGGATGACATGAAAGAGCATGTTCAGTATGATTTCCTGTTTGATAATCACTTCAATGAACTAAAAGAAATTGAAATGATGAACCAGAGAATGATGACTGTCACTCAAATGGATCCTTTTGTTGGAAAGTATTTCTCTGTAGAGTACGTTCGTCGTCATATCCTAGGTCAGACTGATAAGGATATGAAGGAAATTGATAAGCAAATGAAGGGCGACATTGCTTCTGGTCTTGCTATCGATCCTGCTCAGCAGAATATGCTGGATACTATGCAGCAACAGAATGCTGCACTTGCTCCAGAAATTCAAGACATTCAAGCAGACGATGCAGCAGAAAGACAAGAACTTGCTGCTGACTCAGCCGCGGAAAGGGAAGTAGATAAGGCAAAGAAAATGCCTTCTGCAAAACCGTCACCTTCCGCATCTACTAAATAAATTATACTGAATCCTTATTATGGCAGAACACACTGAAGTCAATTCGCATCAAGGCGAAGTTAATATCGTCAATCAAATTGCCGATAACCAACGAGCCAATGCTATTGATGCGATCCATGATCTTTTGTTTTCCAAAGCATCTGATGCTATGGCAGACTACAAGAAAGTGGTAGCGAATACATTCTTTGATGAACCAACCGAAACGGAAGCAACCGATGAAACTGATAACGGAAACGATTGAAGAAGTTCAAATCCTCACTGAGGAAAAGAACGGAAAGAAACTTCTATACATTGAAGGTGTTTTTCTTCAGTCCGAACTAAAGAACCGCAACGGTCGCATGTATCCTTTTGAAGTTCTCAACCGCGAGGTAGAGAGATACAATGAGGAATATGTGAAGTCGAAGCGTGCTCTAGGTGAACTCGGTCACCCCGATGGACCCACTATTAATCTTGATAGAGTGTCTCACAGAATAACAAGTCTCCGCGCTGAGGGTAATAACTTCATTGGCAAGGCACAGATTCTAGATACACCAATGGGTAATATCGCAAAGAATCTGCTAGGCGAAGGTGTTCAGTTAGGTGTTTCCTCTCGTGGTATGGGAAGCATTCAAAAGAAAGAAGACTGCAACGTTGTTGCAGATGACTTTATGCTTACCACTGCTGCTGATATTGTAGCAGATCCATCCGCTCCTGACGCATTTGTCAATGGAATTATGGAAGGTAAAGAATGGGTATGGAACAACGGAATTCTACAAGAACGCGAAGTTGCTAAATACCATCGTTACATGGACGGTGCATCACGCCGTGACATGGAAGAGAGGACGCTCAAAGTATTTGAGCATTTCCTCTCAAATCTTTGAATTCATAAATAATCTTAGAATAATTATACGGAAAACACGAGGTAAACTCAAATGTCAGATATGCTAAACGAAAAGTTTGAGGAGTTCGTTACCGAGCAAAAGGTGATTGTAGAAGCTGGCGATCCAATGCCAACGGTTTCTGCTAACGTTATCCCTGGCACTGGTAGTGATCCCTCTCAGGTTTCTGACGCTCAGACTGGTTCTGCAAGCGGAAAGGATCCTATGCCCACCGTCCAACCTGGCGTTGCTCCTGCAGGACAAGCTGCTCCCGCAGATCTAGGTGGTACTTCTACCACTCCTAATGAGCACGATGATGATGGCGAAGAAAATCCTGGAGCAAAAGCTGCTGCTCCTATCTCCCAAGTTTCGGGTGATCCTCAGCAGCGTGCAGGAGATTCGCCTGATGCACGCCCAACAGTCGGTGCGGAAGTAGCATACGGCACTAAGGTAGGTAGCGCAGTTACCTATCCCATTAAACCTTCGATGGAAGAAGTAGATATGTCAGCAGATGTTGCTGCACTTCTAGAAGGTACAGAACTCTCTGAAGAGTTCGCTGAGAAAGCAAAGACCATTTTTGAGGCTGCTGTCAAGGCGAAAATCTCTGAAGAGTATGACAGACTTGTAGAACACTTTGCTGCTGAACTCGATAAGCAAGTAGATGCTGCTAAGGCAGAGCTTTCCGAGGAAGTAAACGGCACTGTGAACTACGCCATCGGTCAATGGATGGAGCAAAACCAAGTTGCTATTGATCGTGGAATCAGAAATGAGATCACCGAAGACTTCATTGCAGGTCTGAAGGGTCTCTTTGAAGAGCACTATATCGCAATCCCCGACGAGAAGGTCGATGTGGTTGAAGGTATGGCTGAATCGATTCGTGAAATGGAAGAGCGCCTTGACGAACAGGTCAAAGCTAATGTGAAACTACAAAATCGTCTGAATGAGACTGCTAAACTCAACATTCTGAACACTGTTTCGGAAGGACTTGCAGATACTCAGAAAGAAAAACTCGCTGCACTTGCTGAAGGTGTAGAGTTTGTTTCCGAAGAAGAGTTCTCCAGAAAGGTCAAGACCATTAAGGAGTCCTACTTCAAGGAATCGGCAGCACCCGTAAGCGAGGTTGCTGATGAAACCCCAGTTGAGGGTGCAGAGGAAGTATCGCCAGTAATGGCACAATACCTCCAAGCACTCAACCGCTGGAAATAATAATAACACCCCCCAATTTCTAAGGAGCACAAAATGTTTAACGCAAATGCTCTAACAGAAAAGTGGGCACCTGTTCTAGGTCATGAGGGCGCTGGCGCTATCAAGGACAATTATAGAAAGGCTGTTACCGCTGTTCTGTTAGAAAATACCGAATCTCAACTACGCGAAGAGCGTGGTATGATCAACGAAGCATCCAACACCGTTGGTGCTATCAGTGGTGACGCACTTTCGGGTTCTGGTCTAACCACCAAGACTGGTGGACTTGCAGGTTTCGACCCTGTAATGATCAGCCTAATCCGTCGTGCGATGCCTAACCTCGTCGCTTATGACATCTGTGGTGTCCAGCCTATGAGCGGTCCTACAGGTCTCATCTTTGCGATGAAGTCGCACTACCAAGAAGCTGGTTCCGCACTACGTGCTGGTTCCGAGGCACTCTACAACGAGCCTGACACCAACTTCTCTGGTAACACTCAGGGTCCTGCAGCATACAACGATCCCGTATCTCCTCTTGGCGACGGCGGTACTACCGATGCTAACCCTGGTCTGCTTAACGACGCAACTGGCGGCGGTACAACTGCTTCTAACTATGAGCGTCAAGCAGGCAACATCGCTAGAGAAGATGCAGAAGTTCTAGGATCGGGTTCGACCCTATTCAACGAGATGAGCTTCAGCATCGAGAAGACCTCTGTTACTGCAAAGACCAGAGCTCTCAAAGCTGAGTACACTCTAGAACTAGCACAAGACCTCAAGGCAATCCACGGTCTTGATGCTGAGCAAGAACTCGCTAACCTTCTTTCCAGCGAGATCCTTGCTGAAATCAACCGCGAAGTCGTTCGTACTGTTTACACCGTCGCTAAGTCGGGTGCTCAGAACAACGTTGCTAACGCTGGTGTATTTGACCTCGACGTTGACAGCAACGGTCGTTGGTCGGTTGAAAAGTTCAAGGGACTTATGTTCCAAATCGAGCGCGATGCAAACGCTATTGCACAGCAGACTCGTAGAGGAAAGGGCAACTTCATCATCACTTCTGCTGACGTTGCTTCCGCACTTGCTATGTCGGGTACTCTCGACTACAGCAGTGGTCTAACTGGTGCTGGTGGTCCTTCCATCGGTGAAGTCGATGACACTGGTAACCTCCTCGTCGGAACCATGAACGGTCGCATTAAGGTCTTCGTTGATCCTTATTCTGCTAACGTTTCCAACACCCACTACTACGTAGTTGGTTACAAGGGTTCCTCCCCATATGACAGTGGTCTCTTCTACTGCCCATATGTTCCCCTCCAGATGCTACGTTCGATCGATCCTAGCACCTTCCAGCCTAAGATTGGCTTCAAGACCCGCTACGGCATGGTCGCTAACCCATTCGTTGTACAGAGCAACGGCACACCTGATGCTGAGGCACTTACCGCGAACCGTAACCAGTATTACAGAAGAGTTCGCGTTTCGAACCTCACCTGATACTGTCACGATATCAACACTGGGGACCTACGGGTCCCCTTTTTTTGTGTTTAAATAGTATTACAACTTGCGGTAAACATATGCCAAAAGGACGAATGCAAAAGGTTGACATCGAACCAAGAGTGCTTAGACTAAAGAACGAGATCCATCAGGGTATGTACGACGGTGCCAGTGATGACTGGTTAGACGGAGCACATCACTCTCTAAACAAGGTTCTCGAAATTCTCCAAGAGTATTCGTCATGAACCCATCACTAGTTTTACTACTGTGTCTATCACCGTTAGCAGCGGTGTTCATTGTAATGAAACTTGCTTTGTGGTTATCAGAAACTGCTGCTTTCCGAGCAGAGACTGACAAATTAAAGCGTATGCAACACGGTCCTTATGAAGTCTGGGATTACGAAGAGGAGGATGACGAATGGACCTAGACAAACTCTATGAAGAAATTATCAAAATGAAGAATGAAACTTTGATGGAAGAACCATGTCCTTTATACGAACCTGAGTGGGAAGATGTCACAAATTCAAAAAAAGATTGGGAAGATTTTTGGTACAACGAAGACCGAGACTGTAACAAAGGAAGAAGTACAGGAGATGATTGATGCTGCCATACGCCGTCACAATCGGAATGCTTCGATTATTAGTATGTGTGTTGGTTGGGTTGTTCTTGCACTTTTTGCTGAAGGTCTTCTTCGACTCATTGGAGTGATACCCCCCGTACTGCCATGGTTGAACATCACATTATAGAATGGATAGGAGTTGTTCTCCTATTTGGATTTGGTATGACAATGATTTGTCAAGGTCACGCTATCTTCCATGGTAAATATGGTTATAAGCATTCCGAGCGTGAGAAACATCGTTCGGCTGATATTCGGAAACAACTGGAAGAGATCATTAATGCAAATGGACATTCTACAGAAGAGGATTAGGCAATTGGAAATCTCAGAGAAGATTGACGAAGCTCTATATGAATGGTATTCAGAGCAAGGTCGTGAAGTTCCGCAATGGAAAAAACAAAAAGAAGCATGGTGGAGAGAGTATCTTATTGATCTAGGTCTCGATCCAAACAACCCCTAAATACTAGGTAGCTTGGGAAGTTGACATGTCTGCTGAATGGTACAAGGAGCAACCTAGTAATAGGAACTTCTTAAATCCAATTGGTTTTATCCTCAAACTAGAAAAGTTTGATGGGGTAGACTTCTTTTGTCAATCAGCTAATGTCCCCGACGTTGCAATGGGCACTGTGGAAGTAGGAAGTCCTTTTAGGAACTTGCCTATTATTCCTGGTGGCGGTGTAACGTTCGGGGATTTTACTGTACGTTTTATTGTTGATGAAGATTTGAAAAATTATTATAGTATTCATTCCTGGATGCGTGATAACGGCAACGCGGATCAGATGGCAAGGACAACTCCTGAAGCAGACATCTATACTAACGGACAATTGCACATTGTTACTTCACAATACAATCCAGCATTCATTGTAGAGTTCAGAGATCTGTTTCCTGTATCACTCACTAACCTACAGTTTGATGCTACAATTAGTGATGTAGAATATATTACTGCAGAGGTGACATTCAAGCACCAGCAGTTCTTCCTTCGTGATAAAAACTTACAACCTCTATGAATTTTGAAACTCTTCG